GCCTCCACTGTTGCCTCCCCAATATCCTGAACCGTAATTACCAGACCAAGTCGATCCTAGTATATTACTTGTGGAATCAGAGTAGGAGCCAAAGGAGAGCAGCGAGGCTAAAACCAGTAGCAGCCCCTTCCAGTGCTTCGTTCTCACGATATTCGATCTCTATCTGAGTGGGTTTCAACTCAGGATGTTTATCCCAGAGTTCCTTTGCTTCGGCACCGATCTTTCCTTCAAACGGACACGGCGTTCCGGCCATCTCCATCGCTTGAAATACTCGACCATCTCCACACATAACAGAAACTGCGGCAACCTTCATTCCCATATCATAAAGAGTCTTTGATAGTTTGAGACGTTCACAATTCATGTCTCGTACAGTAGAACCACCAGAGATACCAAGAATCTGAGTTTGTACTGCACCAGAAACTCCGACAGTACAAAGGTCAGAGTTACTTGAATTAATAGCCGGTGAGATGGCAGATGACGGAGGAGACTTCACCGTAGTCTCGGTTTTACCTGTTGTTGTAACATTGCTTGATGACGTTGACTCAGTTACAATAGGGTCTACCGCATAGGCAGAACATGTAAAGGCCATAAAGGCAGCAATCACTAACCTTCTAAACATCTGTATTCCTTAATTGATTAATTGGACTAAAACCCATACGCCAAGACCTATTGCAACAACCCCTGATACTATAGCGATTCCAACAGTAAATGTATCTACTAGCGCCTGTTTTCTTTTTAACTTTGCTCGTTGTTCTTCTTTTTTTGCTTCTTCTCTTGAGTGTTTCATATCAGACTGGAACTGAAGCCAGTCGGTCCACATTCCTGCACGACCCTGATAGATCATCATTTGTTTTAATTCTTCTTCTTGCTGCTTGAGTTGCTCAGCAGCCATGAAAGCTTGTAGATCGGACTTGTACCCATGCTCGTGAGCCTTCTTTTGAATCTCTTGTTTTATACCAAAATATTCAGCAAGCGCTTCACCAGCAGCATAGATCTCCTGCCCATTATGAATGGTCTGCTTGATGACATCAAAAGCTGCATTCGCTGCCGCTAATTCTGCTATCATGATTTGTCCTCTCTGAGACTATTTATAAAAAATTGTACACAAGTTTAGCTTCGTGTTATAATAAATAACATTATGAACGGAAAAAACCCTGAGAATTATACGTGGTCATCACGAGATGAATGTGAGTTCGAGTCATACGAACCCGCTTTGTTGAATGATTGGTTTATTAAGACATCGACATATGGAACACAAATCCAGATGTTCGCTTATAACATACAAACGGGAATGACGATCATTCGTTGGTTCACGGAAAAAGGTGAAGCAGGTGAATGGTTAGAACATTTAACAGATCTATAGGATTCGTTGAAGCAAAGAGATAGGTAACTGGACGAGGGTTCGACTCCCTCCATCTCCACCAAATATCATTCATGGAAGAGTGGTATTCGGGGGGATGTCCTGGGTTCGACAGGTGCTCAAGGCTTTGTGGAGAATCGTCAGGCAAGACGCAAAAACCAAAACTAAAATAAACGCAAACGATGACGTTTACGCTTTAGCCGCATAGGGCTAAACGGGGTTCGGCCCACCTTGTAATCCAACGGGCCACTCTAAAAGGTATACGACGATGAGAAATTTTATTATACTCATGTTGTTATGGATGGCAGCTCCTAGTTTTGCGGAAGTTCAGATGAGAGAACAACCACTTCCGATGCAGTGCTTTGAGGCAACGCACTTTTTTAATGGATTGAAAGAAAGGTATGGCGAAACAAACGTATTCGCATCAGATTCAGTAAATCACTTAGATGAAGATTTAATGCATCAGTTATGGATGAATCCGAGCACTCAGACTTGGACGTTCACCGTGTTGAATGTGCCACGTAATTGGGTATGTATTGTAGCAAGTGGTCAAGGATTTCTAGATCTGACAAAAACTGGAATATAATCCTCTAAGTTATTGATATTCCTATCAAAAAAACTTTCCAAAAAAGTATGTACATTTTCTCCTTATATGGTATAATGGTACCATAAATTGAATTGAGGAGAGAATTATGAAAAACTATGTAACTGGAAAAGAGTATTCTGGTGTCAATGCAACCACGCTTGCGATGGCTGGCGTTGACTCTGTTGTAACTTTCAAGCAGGCTGTTAAGTCACTCGGTATCCCTGGTTCTAAACTGAAAGGTCTGAAGGCTTGTGCTAAGCTTGTTATGTTCAAAGAAGACGAAGAGACTGGTGAGAAAAAGCCACGGTTCTTCTCGGTCTTCGATGCGTCTGAAGTTTTAGCGAGGGCTTAAAATGAATTTTATTATTGGATTTGTTGTAGGGGTTCTGGTCACAGCTTTTGTACCAGAACTCGGATCAACTGCAATTGATTATGTCGACGCGTTCGTCGTGTTTTTGAAGGAGAATGTATAATGAAATATTGTGATGGTATAGCATCGATATGCCGTAGCGCAATCCGTCAGTGGATTGAAGGTGACTTTAAGAATGCAATCAAATCCGTGGGTCCTATCAAGTATGACCTCCATGAGGAAGGTTATCTTTTATCAACGACCAAAACTATCTCAGTCGAAGATGTTTACGGTCAAAAATACAAAATCACTATTGAAGAGGAATAGAGTATGACGATGACAGTAATAGAGCTTTTTTTGTTAGGTATGATTGTGATCTTATCTGGTAGCTTTGGTTACATGCTACGTTGCATGCAAGAAATCCGTGAGATCGCAGAAAAGGCAGAAAAAAATCAAATTAATTGAAAAAAAGTGTGTACTTTACTCTCAAAACAGAGTATAATACTTATCTAGATTGAAAAATTAAAGGAATTATATTATGGCACATCAAGTTGAAACAATGGCCTACGCTGGTGAAGTTCCATGGCATGGGCTTGGCGTTTCGGTTTCCAACGATCTGACTCCAGTTCAGATGATGGAAAAGGCTGGTGTTGATTGGACAGTTCAGGAATGTGAATCTTTCGTCGATTTCAACGGCGAACGCATTCCTACTGGCCAGAAGGCACTTGTTCGTTCTACTGACGGTCGTGTATTGACCAACGTCGGCAAAGATTGGAATCCTGTTCAGAACGAGCAGGCATTCGAGTTCTTCGGTGAGTACGTTCTCGCTGGTAACATGGAGATGCACACCGCTGGATCTCTTCGTGACGGTCAAATGGTTTGGGCCTTAGCAAAGGTCAAAGAATCTTTTGATCTCTTCGGTGGAGATGAGGTCGAGTCTTATCTTCTATTTTCTAACCCCCATCAATACGGTAAGTCAATTGACGTACGCTTCACACCAATTCGTGTTGTGTGCAATAATACTTTGTCGTTGTCTCTCGGAATGGAATCTGAGCGTTCGATTAAAGTCGGTCACCGTGTTGAATTCAATCCTGGTGAAGTCAAGCAAGCTCTTGGAATTGCTTCTGAGAAACTCAAGACCTATCGTGAGATGGCAGAGTATCTTGGTGGTAAGCGCTTCTCGATGGATTCACTCATTGAGTACTACAACACTGTATTCCCACGGACTTCTGATAAGCGTGTACAAGACAAGAAATTGTCTGTTGAGACGTTGTCACGGAATGCGCAAGCATGCCTTGAGGTTCTCGAAACTCAGCCTGGTGCAGAGTTCGCAGAAGGATCTTGGTGGCAGGCATATAACTCAGTGACTTTTATCACTGATCATGTCCAAGGTCGTAACGCAGACAATCGTCTGTATTCATCTTGGTTTGGCACTAATCAAACTCGTAAGCGCAATGCTCTCGAGACTGCTGTTGAATTTGCGGAGGCAGCATGAATAATTTAAAGTTTGCGGGGCTGATTACCAGCCTCGCCGTTTTAGGCGGTTGTCAGTTGACACAAGAGGTTGCACAAGACGATCCAGGTATTATGGTAGTTCCTGATGTAGTCGAAGTTGTCGATACTCCACCTGTACCAGAGGTAAAAAATAATTTACCTGATAACATTCCAGATTGGTATATTAATCTTCCACGTGATACAGAGGAAAAGATCTACGGATCAGGCGCTGGCCTCTCTTCAGATCTTCAGTTCTCGATGGACAAAGCAATGCATCAAGCTAAGATTGTCTTAGGTGATAAGATCAGTACAAAGGTGTCTGCTGAGATCAAAACATATATGGCTGACAACTCATCTGTTGGTAATGGTATTACCGTAGAGGAAACTCAGCGCGTATCAAAGTCTGGTTTCAAAGACATCGATGTATCGTCATACGAGATCATCAACAAGTCAGTGTATCAAGAGCGTAACAAGTTTCGCGCATTTATTCTTCTGAGTCTAGATATTCTTAATAAAGAAGAGCGTAAGGCTGCGGATCATACTACAACACCTGTTGATATGAACGTAATTCAAAAAGCTCAAGACGAAGCTCGCGAGTCTATGAATAGTCTATGAAGTGGTTCTTTGAAGTACTCATCATTGGTGGCGTCATATGGTATGTGTTCAGTCCGGCTGAGTGCAGCTGCTCGCTACCTGATGATTACTTCATAATCGAGACAGAGGAAACAGAAACTTGTATTGATGAGAATCGTGAGACCTTTGTTACAAAGATTGTCAAACACGGGAGATACGAGTTATACTAAAGTATAATGTACAAATCTCTCTATTATAGTATAATGGACCTACAAATTGAGGAGAATATATTATGAAAAATCGTGTATCAGAAAGCTTCATCGGAACTTTCAAGACTCTTGACAAAAACTTCGATGGTGACATTCTGTCACTTCGCCTTCGTGTAAAAGGTATGAACGCTGATGAAAAAGAAGCTGGTTCAGACCTTCGCTATCGCCTCGTCCTTCGTGGACGTCGTCCATTCAAAAAAATGATTGCTAAGCCACATTGGATTTTCGGCGCTAGTCCCAATCCTGTCTCTTATGACTACTTCGGCAACATCGTCGGTGGTCTCGAGAATGCTTCTGAGGTTGACGCTTACATTTACGAGCGTTAAAAACGTATAAATAGTACCATAATACACTTATTGTGGTACTATTTTTATGCTCAGATTTAAAGCATTCTTACTGGAGAAGACCGTGTTCAAGCCAATGTCTCGAGCCGAGTGGTTCAAGTATGGAGACAAGCGTCTCAATATTCTTATTGATGTGATTCAAAGTCCTACAAATCCCGTAACCGATACTATGGGTAAAGACTTAAAAGTAAAGAATATTGCTCAAAACATAAATTCAGTAAAAGCCTTCATTAAAAGCGATGATGCCACAAAATCATTTCCACTAGAATTGGAAGATGGGACTATTATTCAATCTAATCAGGTTGGTAAATCACCGGTCTTTGGTGGTAAAGGTGCAGGTGCGGGAGCAACTGGTAACACAGCAGATGGTGAGTCTCTACAATGTTTATATCTACAAGCAATGCTTGCCGAAGGAAAGAATAAAGAGTTTCCGCATTTTACACCAGAGCTTCTAAAAGGACACGCTAACAATATCGAAACAGATGTTTCGTACGAGAAAATGATGAAGGCTGCAGCTGAATGGCACTACTCGGCCTATGTAACTGCAAAGCATCTTATCGAAGAAGGATTTGTTACGAAGCAACACAAATTTCATCGTGGATCTATTACTATGAAAGCGATTTATGCCATGAAGAAAACAGCATTCAAGAATTCAGGTAAGCCAGTTCTAACAGATGATAAGTGGAATCCAGGTGATATCTGGGCAGTGAGATCTGGTATAGATGTAAAGAGAGCTTTAGATTCTACATCAATCGAAACATTAAATGCTTCGCTTGCAAAGAATTTTGTATCAAGAGATATCGTAGGTATTTCGCTTAAGCAAATCAACAAGCTTGAAGCTAAGGCTAAGCATGAAGTTCTAAATATGGAAAAGAAAGAACTTGACCGACATGTCTTTACTCGTGTAAGAGTTAAAGCTGAACAAGCAAAATCCACATTTTGGTCAGGTAAGGGCGGAGATGTATTCTTTGACAAAACAAAAAAGGCTGATATTAGAGCACCAAGTTCTATGGGCGCACTAAATATGGAGATTATTCTGAAAGGTGCACGTGGCGGTAGAGCCGGTTACTCTCAACTTGAATATGCTGCAAGTACTTTCTTAAATGTAAAGCTACCAACAAATGCTCAGCTAAAAACTGAAGCGAGAACAATTTTACGTACAAAGAAAGCACCAGATTTATTTAGGAAGGCAAAAGCAATCGATTCATCAATTACAGAGGAAGAGTTTGAGTCAGGATTAGCAACGGCTACTATTGACAGAATTCATGCAAAGCTTGGTGTGACAACAATTGCACATGCTTTACATACAGCAAAGAAAAAACAACAAGACGATTTTATGTCCTACATGGTTAACTATGCAGGATCAAAACTCGATGATTCATCAGTATACGTCAAAGTGAGTGCAGCATAATGTCTAAATATTTCGAATCAGATGATTACTTAAACATCGGGCAAGGTTTAATCCACAAATACTCGTATATTCATAAGTTTGGACGTAATCCAAGTGTAGGTGGTGCTCCTGAAACGATATGGCAACAAGGTGGTCTTTATACCTACCTTACTTCGCCATCAACTGTTTTTGTTTCAAGTAATGATGGAGATGATAACCCAACTGGAAATGGAGCACGAACGGTAACGATTATAGGATTGGATGCAAATTACAATGAAATTAATGTAACTCAGCCGGTTAATAATCTTGTAGGTACTGCTGAATTTTTGAGAGTCTTTCGTGCGTTTGTTGCATCTGCAGGTTCAACTGGTACAAATGAAGGTAATGTAATAATATCAACAGCAGCCGGTGGCGGTGGCACAGTCTTAGCTGATATCGGTACAATTGGAATTGGTACGACTTATGGTCTAGGTCAAACAATGTTAGGTCTTTATACTATTCCAGCTCACTGCACTGGATATTTAACTCAATGGAATGTTGGAGTTAGCGCTTATAACTCTTCAGCAACTGCAACACTATTTACGAGACAAGTTGAAAACGTTCTTGGAGCATTTAGAACAAGAGATATTATGGATGTTCCTGGTGGTTTTCATACACGAGATTATAAAGTTCCAATTGAACTTCCGCCGAAAACAGATATAGAAATAAGAGCAATTGCATCAACCGGATCAACAATTTCATCATCATTTGACATAATATTAATCGAGAACTAGATGGTAGACCAGATTCATGTATTTTAGAGATTATATAACAGAACAAAAGAATACACATATGACCCACATCGAGGATAAGGTTCTCTATGGTGGAGTCAATGGTACACGTGAAGCGATTCTAGCATTACGATCGCTTCGAGATACATTTGCAGGAGAACACGATGGTAGAGTATCTGTTAAATGGGATGGAGCTCCTGCTATTTTTGCTGGTACCGATCCTCGTGATGGCGAATTTTTTGTAGCGAAGAAAGGTATCTTCAACAAAAATCCGAAGGTATACAAAACTGACGCAGACATTGATGCGGACACAAGTGGAGATTTAAATGCAAAGCTTAAGCAAGCTTTGGCTTATTTGCCGGCTCTTGGCATACGAGGTGTGGTTCAAGGCGATTTTCTATTCTCAAGCGACGATATACAAACTAAGAAAATCAAAGGAAAATCCTATGTTACTTTCCATCCTAACACGATCGTCTATGCGGTACCGGCAGATACGGAAATGGCAAAACAAATCAAAAAAGCCAAGATAGGAGTTGTATGGCATACCTCCTATAGTGGTAGGACATTCGAAACACTCAAAGCATCGTATGGAGTAGATGTCTCGAAATTTAAAACAACAACAAATGTATGGTCACAAGACGCCATGTTACGAGACATGACTTCCTATACGATGTCTTCAAAAGACACGGAGGAAGTAAATGGCTATCTTAAACAAGCTGGGGTGCTATTTAACCAAATCGCAGGTTCGACTCTTAGGGAGCTCGAATCGAATCAAAAACTTGCACAACACATTGAGCAATTTAACAACACCTACGTACGAGCAGGCACAGTTGTTAATGACACTCGAGCGCACACGAGAAAACTCATTACCTGGATCAAAGGTAAATACCAAAAAGAAATCGATAAGAGAACGACTCCAGCTGGGAAAGCTACTCAGCAGAAAGCGTTAAAAGAAATATTAGATTTCTTCTCAGCCAAGAATCAAGCTTCTTTGAAAAAAATATTCGATTTGCAAAAAGTTATCATTCTGGCGAAACTAAAACTGATAAATATATTAGACCGTTTTAATAAAATATCAACGTTTCTAAAAACAAAGAACGGTTACAAGACCACAGGATCAGAAGGCTTTGTAGCCATTGATCAACTTGGTGGTGATGCGGTTAAGATTGTTGATCGTATGGAATTTTCATACGCCAACTTTAGCCCCGATATTTTGAAAGGCTGGCAAACGTCACGCCGTTCGTAGTATATAGATGGGAAAAACCAGAGGAAGATATGGCAGACAAGTTACTGCGTTTTAAAGATATACTCGAAATGGATGGCCAGCCTCATCCATTCGATCGCCCTAAGCTCTCATTCAATGATCTTCATGTTACTCAATACCGCCCTGGTGAAGATGAGTTAACTAACTATCGTGCCTATAGAAGACGTAAAGTCCACGATGTTGGAAGCGATACAGCAACATACTCAGAGTCAACCGACATGGAAGAAGCTCTTACCGTCCAGCAGCGTATGCAACGCAAGCGCCAAATGAAAAAAATCAAGTTTAAAATTAAACGTGGTCGAGAGATAGCTAAGCGCAGAATTGCATCAAAAGAAAAATTAATGAAGAGAACCAGAAGGCAAGTTCGCTTAGCCTTTATGAAAAAATTCACGAAAGACATTCCAAAGAGCGAACTAACGTATGCTCGTCGTCAAGAGATAGAAAAGAGATTAGAGAAGCCTGCTATCAAGAAAAGAATTGATATGCTCGCTCGAAGAGCTTTCCCGAAAGTTCGTCAGGCTGAGTTAGCGAAGAAACGAGGAAGAAAGTAAGTGATTAATTCGTTTAAGAGCTTTCTTGTTGAAGAGGAAAAGTCAGTCTACTTTACATTTGGTAGAATGAATCCTCCTACTACAGGTCATGAAAAACTCTTTAATGCTTTAGCTGCGAAGGCAGGTAGAAACCCATATAGAATTTTTGTATCACAATCACAAGACGCAAAGAAGAATCCTCTTGCATACAAGGATAAAATCAAAGCTATCCGCAAGATGTTTCCAAAGCATGCGAGATCCGTGATGGTGAATAACAACGTAAAGAATGCAATGAATGCAGCATCTGAGTTATACAAAGAAGGCTATAAGACTCTTGTGATGGTCGTCGGATCAGATCGAGTAAGAGAGTTTAGTACACTCCTCGAGAAGTATAATGGTCAGAAAGGTCGTCACGGATTCTATAACTTCAGTAGAATCAATGTCGTGTCTGCTGGTGATCGAGATCCAGATGCCGAAGGTGTAGAAGGTATGTCAGCCTCGAAGATGAGAGCTGCCGCTTCAGCTGGTGACTTTACAAAATTTAGTCAAGGTGTTCCACGGAATGTGTCGAACGCAGAGACAAAAGCCATTTACAATATGGTTCGTAAAGGCATGGGACTGAAAGAAACAAAAGAATATGCAAAACATGTTCAACTAGAACCTGTATCAGAAATTCGTGAGTCATATGTTAATGGTAAGTTGTTTAATGTCGGTGATGTAGTCGCGATAAAGGAAACCGGTGAGCTAGCTAAAGTTAAGTCTCTTGGTTCAAACTACATTATAGTTGAAGGATCTGGAAATGTTTATCGTAAGTGGTTAGATGCGATCGAACCAGTAGAACCTAATAAGCGTGAATATTCTGTAATGGAATCATTAAGTGAGCAATCTACTCCACAAGATTCAGATATTAAAGATCGTAAAGGATCTCAACCTGCAGCTTATCATAGAGGCTTAGCTAAGTCGACTAAGACAAAGCGAGACGCTCATTTTAAGAAGCACGGTAAAAAGCGTGATGATGACCCATCAGCCTATAAGCCAGCACCAGGTGATAAAGGTGCTAAGACAAAGCCAAGTAAATACACTAAGGCTTTCAAAGACATGTACGGTGAACAAACAGTTGACCAAGCACGTGCTACAATATCACGTGAAAAAGAAATTGAGAGAAGAAGAGATGCGGCAGATAAGAAGCGTCATGATTCAATATTAGATAGAGCTAGAACACTTAGAACTAGAAAGATTAACAGAAGGACTACCAGCGCATGATTAAATTTCAACAATACATTGAAGAAGATAAGGCTGGTAAGTCTCTGGCCGATAAGTCAAAGAAATCAGGAATCTCAGTTGGAACACTTCGTAAGGTTTACAACCGCGGTGTTGCAGCTTGGAAAACAGGTCACAGACCTGGCACAACTCCATCACAATGGGGACATGCAAGAGTCAATGCATTCATTGTGAAGAAAAAGAAAGGTGGACTCAATCACGATAAGGATCTAGCATAATGCCATTATCAGTAAAAGACGGAATTAAAACCTGGATTGATGATTTTAAAAAATCTGACAATCCTAAATTCGACGGCAAGTCAGCTGAAAAACGCCGTGATATGGCGATTGCTGCTTACATGTCTGCAAAGAACGAATCTGTGCAAGAAGCACTTCTTCCAACAAAAGACGTTGAAAAAGTAATTGGTAAGGGAGCGAAACCAATTAAGAATGTGAAGAACAGTGACGGAACTAAACAGTCTCCGATGTCTCGCGCGACAACTCTTGCAAAGAGGGCTCGTGATGCACAGCCTGTTGATGAGATGACTCCAGATAAGTTTCAGGCGCAATCAGACTTAATTGCAAAGCGGAGAGAGCGTGAAAGACAAGATCTCGCGAGGGAGCGTGAAAGAGCTTCCAAAGTAAAGTCACCATCATATGGCCCTGTTAAACGAGCACCTGATTATGCTAAAAAAAGTACAAACCTTGGCGAAAATATTATTGCAAAAAGGGCTTATGAAATCATGAAACCTACTAAAAGTATGAATCATGGTATTGAAGCACTTAAGAAGAATATGAAAATCGATCACGCAACTGCAACTAATCTTGCCAAGCAAGTTATGGACAAAGTTAAGAAGGGTGAATTTAAAGAAGCAGTTCAAGTTGATGAACTCAAGAAGAGTACGATCGGTAGCTATATTCCTAAAGCAGCACAATCTGCTGCAGGCTTGGCATACAGCGCAGCACAGAAAGCAATGAGTAATCCTGACCAGTCTGGTAAAGATTATGTGAAGTCTGTAAAGAGACAGAAGGGTATTGCAAGGGCTACAGATAGACTTACAAAAGAAGCTGGCACACCAGAGCGTCTTGCCATGATTAGAAAAGCCGGTGAGAAGATCAATAAAGAAAAGAAGAAAGCTGAGCGTGATGCCAAGCGAGCGATGGCGAAAGACAAAGACTTGATGGGCGAAGCAAAGTCATTTGATCAAAAGTTTAGAGATCATCTGAAGTTTGCTACATCAAAGTCACCTGCGGTTCAAGCTTATATGAAGAAGCGCGCAGCTGAAAAGGATGCTGCGCATGCTAAGCAAGATCCAAAGGCTGTTAAGCAGAACTATGGACGAGGTGTTCTTGTTCCAGGTAGAGCTTATAATGCAGCAACGAAAAGAGGTATGAGCCCTAGAGACGCTGCAGATGCTGTAAGTACTACACTTAAGAATAGAAGAAAAAATGGGAAGCTTCCAGGATGAAAAAACTAAAAGAGCTCAGAGCAAAATTAGATGAAGTATCTGCTAAAAAGCTTACTAATTACATTGGCTTATCTGTAGATAATAAAGGTAAGCTAAAAAAATCAGGCGCTGCAGGATCTCTTGAGAAAGCTGCTAAGGCAAGTGCTGATGCATTTGCTCGTGGAGATAAAGAAGCTAAGCGGGCTGCGACTAAGACTGCAAACAAGAGAGCAAAGGGTCTGCAGATGGCCAGAGCAAAACTTGATAAGAAAGTGGGTGCTGGCTCTAGAGCTAAAGTGCCTGCTACCGAAGCTGCAAAGTATCCTCATATGATGTATGATCCTAAGACAGGCAAAGAAGTGACAGCAAAAACTCCTGCGGATCATAACAAATATGCTAAGATGGGATATACTCACGAAAAGCCAACAAATGAAGCTGTACAGTACAAAGTTGATGTCGAAGGACTGCCACCTACGTTTATGACTGGCAAGTCTACTGCAGAGATTATGGCGAAGCTTCGTAAGATTGTTAAGCAGCCTTCTATGATTAAGAGTGTCGAGAGACACACTGACATGGAAGTAAGAAAAGCTTTCCGTAATAAGGCTCAGGGCCGTGAGATGG